TCAGTAGACTTATTCAATGTTGCATGTGCTATTTCAACATCAGAACCACCTGATTTTTTTAAATATAAATCTACGTCAACATTACTAGCTGTCGCGTGACTTGCTTGTACTGATCTAACAATTGCAATTGCAGATGTTTGAATAGATAACACAGTTGTTAAGTTAGTATCTGTTAAACTAAATGTTGTGCTTTTAAAAAAATTAGCCACCTAAAAACCACTCCTTTGCATCTTCTTCATTCTTTAAATCTTGTTGAAAAGAAAAATTAAGTTGATTTTTTAAAGTATCTAAAGCTTCTAAAATTTGTCTTTGATTAGATACATCATATTCTTGTTGAGGTTCTGGTATACTAACTACTACTTTTGCCATTATCTTCTTCCATCTGGTTGTGCATCAAGTCTTAGAGTTCCATATCTCCAAGTCTCACCAGTGCTATCGTTTTCTATTTTTAATGCTACAAGTCTTCCTCTTGCTCTAGTGTCAATTTTATCAGTAGAAGACGTAATTGTAAATGGGCCAAGAGGTGAGCTAGATGCAGTATTATTTGGGTAGTCATTTAATAATAAGGTAATTTTTGAATTACCTGTAAGAACTTTAAAGTCAGGTATGAATCTTTTTACAGACATAAAAAACTCTCCGTCTCCTCTATAGTCAACCGCACCTGTTGCTTGACCTTGTCTAGTTCTGACTTGTGTAATATCGAAATCTCCAGATTGAATAAATGCAGGAATAGCTGTTGTACCTGAGCTATTAACTTGATCTGTTCCAACTTCATGAGCATAGTATGTAGTTGCTCCATACGTATTTGTAATACCTAAAATATCTGGAAACACAGGTAAAGATGTAGAGCTATATTCTGTTGCATAAGGTACATCAAAAACTCCAGTGTCAACATATGTAGTTCTAGCTAGTGATGAAGTTGTCCAAACATTTTCTCCATAATTATATGTAACACATCTATCAATTTGTGTTGAGCCAGATTTTGGATAAAACCAATTTACTTCACCATAGAGTGTATTGTGTTCTGCATAAATTATTTCTGTTGCATTAAAATTTATACCTAAATTATCTGAAGTTGTTGTGAAAACAAAGTCTTCAACTAAACAAGGTAGAGATTTTACTGTACCATCAAATACAAAGAAACCACCTTCTCCCGACATCCAAAATACTTTACCATCAGAATAAGTTAATGCATGTTGTGAAATTAATCCACAGTTAGAACCAATTTGTCTAATACTAAATGTAAAAGGTGGGCCAACAAATTGAATTACGTAAGCAGCACTATCTGTTAAAACTAAAGTATAATCTTTACCTGATACTGCTCCAACTATTCTATTACCTTTATCTAATCTAAACGTACCTGCAGTATTAACAGCGGTAGGTGCATAATCATTTAAATCTTCTTGATTAGAAAATCTTATAAACATTGGATCCTGAGTTAATGAATTACCAATTGTTGTTTCAGTTCCAAAATGAAATAAATGCCTGTCTCTATCTGAAACTTGAGTTAGTCTTGACGTTGTTGGATTATTTGAAGTTGAAGCACCAGATGTACTTGTAGATGCTCTAATTGTTCTTGCGTTTGCTGCACCTGCATTCCAAGTAAATGTTTTACCATCTCTAATTGTTGCAACAAGAACTTGACCATAGTTATCAAGACTCCAGTTTCCTGGATCCAGAGTCACAGAACTTGTATCTCTTTCTGTTCCCCAAGTAGAAGTGTTCCATGTAGAAGTACTCCAACCATAACCAAGTGTTTGAAAGACTGGTCCAACTTGTACGTAAGGATTAACTGTTGCAGCTCCTGCTGCAGTCATACCAGATCCTCCTTCATTTCTCACCGCTTGAACTGTAAATTTATCTGAAGTTGCAACTGTTAAAATTTCATAAGCTACTTCTAATTCTGCTGCTGTATAATCTGAATCACCTGTAACTGTTACTCCAGATAATGTTATATATCTTCCAACTTCTAATCCATGTGATCCCTTATTAACTTGTAAAACATTTGAACCATTAACTGTAGTTAATGTACATCCTGTTATAGCCGCATCTAATGGTGTAATGTCAAAAAACTGTTCTCCGTAATATAAAAATAAACCTTGTGAAGTTCCAATAGCTGCATATCTTTCACCAGCTAAAGATGTCCAAGTATGTTGAGCACGTGCTACTCCAGGTAAGGTTTCACCTGCAATAGATAATTGATTCCAACCACCTATTTTTTCAGGTAATCCATATCTAAATCTAACAAAATCACCATCAACCCACTGAGATTCTCCTCCTGAATCTGTGACCATCTTGTTAAAACCAGGCTTGAAATTTAATTTTTGTAGCATATAGTGCTTTATATCTTATAAATAAAGAAAATGAAAGCACGATGATAACTATAATTAATGATTTTTTTGAAGAAGAAAAACTTGAACAAGTTATAAATCACATAAAAAACAATATTTCTTTTACCCCACAGTGGAATGGTGATGGATCAAAAACAAAAGATAATTTTTATGGAAACAGGTTTCGTTTAAACAACGATGAAAACCTTCTTAATACTTTTGTAAAACAAGGTGAGAAAAAATTTAATATGAAAATAAATAAAGTGCATCATGATTGTGGTGTCGACCTAAGAAATTTAGATAGATTTCTTCCTCATATAGATGATGTTGATGATATAAAACTTAATATGCTAGTTATGTTAGATGGACCAATCGGTGTTACAACAGGAACTGTTTTCTACACAGATGGTGAATTAGATATTCATGTTGGTTTTAGACCCAATAGAGCAGTCTTGTTTCCATGTACTTACTATCATTGTGCACATCAAAGTGATGTTAAAAATTTAAAAAGATATACTGCAAGTATTTTTATAACAGAATATAATTCATAAAATGAAAGATCATTTAGAAGCAGTTGTTAAATTAGATAATATAATTTTTGAAAATTTTATAGATAAAATAATACCTTTAATAGATCACAAAGCTAAAGAAAATATGCAAATTTCTAGTGGTGTAGATATAAAAGTAAGAAATGTAAAAGGTCATCATTTAGATATTGAAGGAAATCCTACAGATGTGTTTTACTGGAATTTTATAAAGAAAGAAATAGAAAGATTGTATTACTTCTACAAAGTTAAGTTTCCTAAAATGGCAAGTTCTAAACTTAATCAAATAGATTTATTGAAATATAGTATTGGAGGAAAATATAATATACATACTGATCATTATACAAATTCTCCTAGACATTTAAGTATTATAATGAATTTAAATGATGATTATGAAGGAGGAGATTTAATTTTTACAGATCAAAATGATAATGAAATTAAAAGATTGAAACTTAATAAAGGATCTATTGTGTTTTTTCCAAGTAATTTTATGTATCCACATAGTATTCAACCTATTACGAAAGGGACAAGATATAGTATTGTTGCATGGTTAGAATAGATGAATTTAGCTTTTAATTTTAAAAATCAATTATTTTGGATTCACAATTTTTTACCACCAAATACATATAAACAAATGTATGTTGATTTAATTAAAAATAGAAATAAATTAGATTTTAAAAAAACAGGATATGGTTGGTTGGGATATAAAGAAGAAGAAGAAAACTCTACTGAAAGTTATCTTCAAGATAAAAATGAATCACATAAATTAAATAATTTTTTAAAAGAGTATAACCTTCTTTTAAAACACCAACCTTTTGTAAATTTAATGAATTTAAATTCTACAAGTCACATTAGAAGAAGTAAATATGGACAACATGTGACATGGCATATAGATGGGGGAGATAATAGAAAATATGGAGCTACGTTTTATTTTAATAAAACATGGAATGAAAGTTGGGGTGGCGAGTTTATGTTTAAAAGCGATCAAGGATCGGGTTTCATACCTGTAGTAGGTAATTCTATTGTTATTGTTAAAAGTGGTTTAAGACATAAAGTTAATGCTAATTTAAAAAAAACCCACCCAAGGTTTACTATTCAAACATGGATCAATGAAAAACAAATTAATTAAAAATTTTTTCGATAAAAAAGAATTAGATTTACTTCATAAGTATACTGATTATAAATTAAACTCGAATAAAGATTATGTAATAGATGATTATTCATTTTCACCTGCATGGTACAATGATGCTTTAATGATTTCTTTTTTAGATACTAAATTATCTTTAGTAGAAAAAGAATCTAAATTTAAATTATATCCAACATATGCATATTGGAGATACTATGTGCATGGCGCAGACTTAAAAAAACATACTGATAGACCTTCTTGTGAAATATCTATTACTGCATGTATTAAAAAATATGATGACTGGCCTATTGTAGTTGAAGATAAAGAATTTGAATTAAATGAAGGTGATGCTCTTTTATATTTAGGATGTGATCAAGTACATTGGAGACCTGGTATTTATAAAGGAGAAGGAATGGCACAAGTTTTTTTACATTACATAAATCAAAATGGACCTTTTACGCACCATAAATATGATGAGTTTTACAAAAGAACAGGTAAAAAAGAACGTGAAGGAGATTTTAAAGAATAACATGAATTTTAGATTATATGAGTTTATTGAAACAGATAAATTTCAATTTTTAAGAATCCATAAAAATGGAAATACAAGTGTTAGTAAATGTATTCATGATGATTATGGAAAAGAAGTACGTTACACTCATCAGTTATCTAAGAAACCTAGATTTTGTGTTATAAGAGATCCTTACGAAAGATTTTTATCTGGGTTGAAATGGGATTTATGGATTAATAAAATTGATATTAAAGATGTTAATATAAAAAAACTATTTACTACAAATGAGCACCACGTAAGAAATTTATTAAGTAAAAAAATTAGTCATTCAGTTTCACAAATACCTTATTTATTTAATGCTCAATGTAGTCACTATATAGATATATCTGACCTAACTATTTTTTTAAAAATGCATTTTAAAAAAAGTCAACATCAACTTAAACTTGAAGATTTAAAAAAAGACATATCATTACAGACTCATTTTTTAGGTAAAGAATTTGTAACACAAAACAAATTATTTTTAGATAACACAAAAAATATTGAAAAATATCTAGATAAAGATGAAATAATGAAATATTTACATTTAGATTATTTTGTATACAACCACTTAAAACAATCTCCATTTTTATGGGAATGGCAACAAGGAAGGATTTTTTAGATGAAAGAAAAAACAGTTAATATAACTAATTTTATAGGTGTGTATGACAACTATATTACTGAACAAGAATGTAATAAAGCTATTAAGTTGTATGAAGAACAAAATAAATTTAATAACACAGTAAATAGAATAGGTGGAGAACAGGCTTCCATATTACATAAACAAGACCAACAATTTTTTGCAGCTCCTAATAATATTGATGTTTGGTGGGAATCTTTAAAACCTATGATGCTAAATTTTGATTTAGCGTGGCATCACTATCTTAAAAACACAGGAGGTGATCAAGCTTATGGAGTTCCTTTTCATTTTACAGATTTAAAAATACAAAAAACTTTACCTACAGAAGGTTATCATGTCTGGCATATTGAACATGGAAAAGGATATCAAAATGAATCTAGAGCTTTTGTATTTTCTATTTATTTAAATGATGTTGAAGAAGGTGGTGAAACAGAATTTTTACACTTTTCAAAAAGAGTACAACCAAAAACAGGTAGAATAGTTATTTGGCCAGCAGGGTTTCCATATGTACATAGAGGTAATCCTCCTCTTGCTGGTGAAAAATATATGTTAACATCTTGGATGTTGCTTAGATAATGATAAATAATTATGACTTGTTTGTAACAAGAATCTGTCATGGTAAATTACCTTTGCAACCATTACTACATAAAAAGATATCTTCTTTTATAGATAAAAACTATAAAAAAGCAGAAACACGTTCTTGCAAACAAGGATTTCAATTTCATGAAGATTTTGATGGTAAAGAAGATTTAAATAATTATTTAAATAGTTTTCTAGGTAATGTTTTTAGAAGTAATATAGCGCATGGATGGTTAAATGTATTAGGAAATAATTCATATAACATTCCTCATTATCACACTGGAAACGAAATATTTTTATCTGGAGTTTTATATCTTTCTAATGGAAATAATATAAATTTTACAAAAGACGGAGAAGTATTTGAGTTGCAACCAAAAATGTTTGATTATTTAATTTTTCCTCACAATTTAGTGCATTACGTATTGCCAGAAAAAAGAAATAAAAAAAGAATATCTTACGCGTTTAATTTAAGACCGTTTAAGTCTTTATAATATACATTATAGTTAGATAAGGCTGTAAAACAGAAGTAGCATCACCAGTAAAGTTTGCACTCATATTATGAGAGTGTCCGCCTCCACCACCAGTAGCATTAGTATTTGATGGACCTCCTCCACTTCTATCATATCTACCACCTTGTGAACTTCCAGTTCTTCCAGGACCATTAAATTGACTAGCTTGACCATGACTATGAGAAGCAAGTTGAGGCGTTGATAAAGTTGCATTGGCTGTAGAGCCGGCGACATTTCCAGTACACGCTACAGTGTTTGCTCCACCACTTGATGCTAAAGCTTTGTTGTTAGATTTACTTACTATACATCTATCTTGTATATCAGGTATATTAAAAGTAGATGAACCATCACCTGCTCCATAAGTTGTACCTACAAGTGTAAATAACGCAGAGTAAGTACTTCTTGAAACTGCTTGACCATTACACTCTAAATATCCTGCTGGTACAGAAGAATCTGACCAAGGTATAATAGTTGCTGTAGGGATACCTTCAATATCACTTAAATTGGCTCCGTCGAAATCATATTTTGTTGCTTCGTAATTTGACATAATTTATCCTAAGTTTTAATAATATATATTACAGTTAAATACGGTTGTACAACTGAAGTTGCGTCACCAGTAAAGTTTGCGCTCATATTGTGAGAATGTCCATCTCCACTACCTGTGGCATTAGTATTAGTTGGACCATCTGCTGATCTTTTTCCAGGTTGACTATTAATCCATATCCAAGAAGATCTACCGGGGTATGGATATTGTGTACCTCCAGGGTGAGAGTGAGAAGCAAGTTGAGGTGATGATAAAGTTGCATTCGCTGTAGAACCCCCAATGTTTCCAGTTTTAGCTACAGTGTTTGCTCCACCAGTTGATCCTACAGTTTTATTATTTGATTTTCCAACAGGTACATTGTCTTGTAAATCAGGAACATTAAAAGTACTTGAACCATCTCCAGAACCGTAAGTTGTGCCTACGATTGCAAACAATGCAGAGTAAGTTGATCTTGAAACTGCTGCACCATTACATTCTAAAAATCCAGATGGCACTGATGCCGTAGACCATGGCACTATAGTTGCTGTAGGAATTCCTTCAATGCCTGTAAGGTTCGCTGCGTCGAAATCATATTTTGTTGCTTCGTAATTTGACATAATTTATCCTAAGTTTTTATTACATATATAACAGTTAAATACGGTTGTACAACTGAAGTTGCATCACCAGAAAAGTTTGCGCTCATGTTATGTGAGTGACCACCACCTGAACCTGCGTTACCTGTGTTTGTAGCAGAAGTACCTCTTGGTGGGTTGTTTGGACTTGAAGGATACAAACCTGGTCCATTGCTTTGAGAACTTTTACCATGACTATGAGAAGCAAGTTGAGGTGATGATAAAGTTGCATTCGCTGTAGAACCCCCAATGTTTCCAGTTGATGTAACTGTATCTGCTCCACCTGTTGATGCTAAAGCTTTGTTGTTAGATTTACCTAATGCTACATTATCACATAAATCTGGAACAGCAAAAGTAGAGGAACCATCACCTGCTCCATAAGTTGTACCTATAACTGCAAATAAAGCTGCATAAGTTGATCTTGAAACTGCTTGACCATTACACTCTAAAAAACCCGTTGGTACAGATGCAGTAGACCATGGAATAATAGTTGCGGTAGGAATTCCTTCAATACCAGTAAGGCTTGCACCTGAATAATCATATTTGGTCGCTTCGTAATTTGCCATTTTTTCTCCTACGAAGAATATGATGTAGGTCTTTCGCCTATTCTAGCAATTTTCTCCGATTCTGTTTCTTCTCTTCGTTGTCCTGATTCTCCAGGTGTTATCGATGGATCTTCAATAATTAAATTAGCATTATCCCAATCTTCTTGTAATTGAGATAAATGAGCTGCATCCCATCTAGTAACAAATTGACTAATATCTCCTAAGTTTGCATCTACATAACTACAATGTGGAGTTTCATCTCTGTGTTCTACTTCATCAGAAGTATTAGAAGTACCATATTGAACAGCCCAGATATTTGCAAATTTTGATTGATTCCAAAAAGCATCATCATTAATTCTGTATCCAACGCCTTCATCAGCCCCTTCTGCATAATTTTTAATAATTGCTTTGTCTTCAAATATTATTGTCCAATTTCCATTTGCTGCCATATTATTTCTCCGTGTAAGTCCATCCTGTTGCAGTATCTCCAGAATATACTAATCCAAAAGCTGCACCTTGAGTATTAACTACAAGATCAGATGCTGCATTAGCTATATTAGATCCATTTCTTCCAACAGTTAGTGCGTTAGTATTAAAATCGTAACCTTGATCTACAAAATTTACTTGATCACCTAATGATGGTGATGCTGGAAGTGTTACTGTTACTCCTCCACCATTTGTATTTACTAAAATTTGAGCGCCTACTTGAATTGTTTCTGCTGCTGATACCATTCTCCATTTTTTAAGTTCACCTGCTTTTACAACATTAGTTCCATCAGAATATAAAGTGTAAGTGTGACCTTCACATAAAAGTACACCTGTACCAGATGTAGTTTTAAAAGTTAAAGTGTATCCAGCGTGATTACATGCATCTTCAACAAGATAAGTTTTTTCTACTGAATCTGGAATAGTAACATTAACGTTAGCTTCTAACGTTCCTGTTAATTTAATAACTTCATTCTTACCATTTGATAAAGCACCATTTGTAAAAGTTAATGCTCTAGATGCGTTAGTTACGTTAAATGCATCATAACCACCAATTGCTTGTTCAAGAATTAGTAAGTTAGTATTTGTAATTTGTCCCCAAGTTCCTGAATTTTCTCCAGTTGCTTGTACTGTTAATTTTAAACTAGCTGATGTTGAGTTTGCCATAATTTAAATTCCTTATTTGCGTTTACTTTACTAAAAAATTGAGTTTGTGTCAAACTCATTATGCAGCTACTTCTTGCCATCCTGGAGGAGTTATAGGCGCTGTACCTGTGTTTACTTCGTTCCAGATTAAAGCACTACCAGAACCTTGTGCCATAGTCAAGGCATTTCCTGTAAGTAAAACATCTACATGAATAATAGGTGTAACAGAAGCTACTCTTGCTAAACCAGATAATCCAGTTAAAGGTACTTCTTGTCCAGGAACTACTACAACACTTCCTAAATTTGCATATAATGCAATACCTGTTACGTCTTGTGGAACATCACCTTGCATTCCTAATTGACCGGTAGCACCAATCATAAAGTTACCAGTTACTCCAGCATCAGGAGCAGGATCAACAACACCTAATGTAGCTGCAGCAACATTTAAAGTATTAAGAATTACACCACCAGTTCCTACTGCTGTTAGCGTTCCAATATTTGCATTCATTGCAATACCAGTTGGTGTTGCAGTTGCGTATTGACCTTCAACGCCCCATGCGTTTACATTCCATTGTTGTCTACTCCAACCAGTTTGATTATATGCATCAATGGTTCCAAGATTTACTGAAGCATGATTTGTTGTAAGCATTGCATCAGGACCAGCATCAGCATTTGCTAATGTGCCTGACATTGTTAAACCTGTAAGAAAAACTGTATTTGCAATATCTATAAATACAGATCCGACTGCACCTGTCATTCCCATTCCTAATGGAACAGGAGATACATCAATTTGAGAACCAATAGTACCAATACTAAAAGATGCAGCAATCCCTGTTGGAATTACAGTACCAAGTTCACCCCAGGCATTTAAGCCCCACTCAATACGTCCCCAACCTGTATTTATTTGACCATCAATTTCAGTAGTTGTACCAAGGACACCAGATAAACTTACCCCCGTTAATGTAAACGTAGGATCAGCTAAATCGTTCCATTGGTTTTGACCCCAAAAGCCACTGCTCCAAGTTCCTGATGCCATAGGATTTTAACTCCTATGTACTAACCAGAGATTCTTAAAATCGCTGCTGTTGACGTAGCTGCTGGAAACTGAATTGTGAAAACACCTGCAGTCGCTGTTTTATCTGCTCCAAAATCTAAAGCACATACAGCCGCATTAGTTGCAGTTGCAGAAGTGTTATAGATTAAAGCTCCTCTAGCAGTTAAAGTCACACCAGTAAAAGATCTGTCTGCGAAATCAACTCTTGCGACACCGGCTGTTATAGAAGTTCCATTGTTTACAAGTAACCCGCCACCAGAAGTGTATTGACCTGTATTTGAAACTTCTCCTGTAGCTGTAAATGCAGTTGTTGCTGAGTTTAGAGTAGCTGAAGAAGTATAAAGAGCGATTTTAAACTTGTCATCACCAGTACCAAAATTATGCTCACCTTCCAATAGTTCTTTTTTGAAAGAATTGCAAATTGCTTGTGTAATAGCCATAGTTTTATCTCCTTATTATTATTTACCGCCGACACGAGGAACACCACTTTGATATTCATCACGTCTTCGTCTTCCCATTTGTTCTATAGAGAAGCCTTCTAATACTTGTTTATACTTTCCTTCGTATAATTGCAAGAGATCATTTGGCCCCTTTAAGAATGAAAATGCTTCAACTAAGCATGCATATAGTAAGCCATTGGGAAATTGTTGACTAATATATGTTTGTGTATTTGTACTAGATAAAGTCTCAGGTTTCAAGATATAATTTAATTGAATAGTATATGTAGCATTTGGAGTTGGTGCTAGAACTATTGTATTATCATCCCACCAACTATAGTATTTTGGAACACCTTGAGCATTAGTAGGATTAAATTCAGACATAAAACTTGAGTCTCTCCATTGTAAAAATTCTCTATTATCAGCCGCACCTACACCATCAGAATCTACAATTTGAGCTGATCTAATTACTAAAGTATCTTCAGGTGTATCAATAAATCTTGTTCCTGCAATTACTTCAGCTGTTGAATATCTTTTATTTGCATCAACATCTACATCTCTCATTATTCTTAATTCTGAATCTCGAATAATATCATTTGTAATAGAGTCAGTTAAAACATTTGAACTAACTTCTGTATAATCTCTAATTTTTTGTACTAATTCAGCGTATGTCATTATGTGATATTAATCTGACCTCCCATTCCAGAATGATTTGTACAATAGTAGTATAACGTACTAGGTGCACTTGCATCAACAGTTATTTGAGTATAAGCACCCGTTGATCCAGGTGTGCCAGATGTAGTAACACCTGTTGTATATTCTGTTCCACCAGAATGTGTTCCACCACTTGTTGTTGAAAACCTTAATGGGTGAGTTGCATTTGAAGAATCAGATTGATCAAATTTATATGTTGATCCTATTGTTAAAGATAAAGTATCTTGCTGAACTCCATCTATATAATATTTGTTTCCAGATCCAGGATTAGCAACTGTCACTGCATAAACTGTAACTGCAGTAGTTGTAGTTGTAACACTATTTAAAGATAGACTTGATGTTACAGGAGTAGGAGTAACTGAAACACTATCCACAACTCCAGTTATTTCTACAGTTCCTAAACTAATTCGTGATTCTCTTTTTGAATTTATTATACTTCCATCATCAGGAACCATACTATTTGAATTTGTACTAAAAGAAAAAGGAGCAGGTAAAGTTAAATTTACAGCTATTCCACCACCTCCACCAGAAGCAAGTGTAAATGTTTGTGGTCTTGCATTTCTTAAACCTTGTCCATCTGCAGTAGTTGGTTTTGGATCTAGTTGTGGATGTTTTGCTTCAAACTCTGATGTATGCACACGTGCACCATTCCATTCAATAACCATTTCCGTATATGGAAATGCTTGACCAGAACGATCAGATATAAATTGTGCATATTTCCCTCTAGATAAATTAGACATTTGGATAATAAGTTTTTGGAGTTATGAAAGAACTTGAAGGTGAGCCATCTTCTTCTAATGCTCTTTTTAATTCATCTTCATATAATAATTTCATTTGTTGTGTAAGTTCTGGTTTTACTTTTTGTGAAAGATAATAAGCTAAACCTGCACACATACATGGTACAAATCTATATGGCACATCAGCTTCATTTGTGTATGCACCTGCATCTTGAATTCTTTTTACATAGTAATAATTAAGTTTGTTTCCGGCTTCAGAAGAACCAGGAGTTAAGTATAAAGTAATTGTTACTTTATCAATAAATCTTTGTACAAAATATTGTGTAGGAGTTCCTGTATTTGTTTTATTTGAAAGACCTTGATATGCAGATCTATTTATTTTTGTTAATGGAAAATCTGTTGAAGTATTATTTCTATAAACTGCTTCTAATACATCATCAACACCGTAAACTGCTGTTGCATCTGAAGTTCCATCAGACGTTGATCTAAACATTGTATAAACAGATTGTCCATTAACTAATGTAATGTCATTATTTCCAACTTCCCAAAAATGCAAACCTCTGTTTGCCCATTCTTGAAACATTATATTTAAAGAACGTCTTGCAGATTTTATATCATTTCCAGAATAATCAAAACGTCCTAATCTTTCGTAAGCTTCGGTGATAATATCATCAATAGCAAAATTTTTTTCAAAGACTGTAGTTCCGGAAGTTGCCATTCAGCCTCCTACTTATCTATAAGTAATGTTGCACCCGCAATATTAGTAATAGTAGAAACCTTCATTCCTCCGGCAAATAAAATTCCATCTTCTGGAATATTAAATGCAAAGACATCTCCTGTTGGACAGTCCCCTTGGAATAAAGTTGTACTATCAGTATTGTCTTGTAAGATTATTGAACCTGCACCGCCACCATCTGAAGCAAGAATTAATCCTCTTAATCTTGTTCTTCCAGCGAAGACAGCACCCGTACCAGAAACTCTTACCGCTTTTACATCTGATTTCATATTTTTTTCTCCTTAAAACTTGTGTGAGTCCGAAGACTCACACAAATTAATTATTTATTACGTATCGCTAAATGGAGTAACAATAGTTCCTGATCCAAGGATCAAAGTATTGTGTACCAAATACTGAGCAGATTCTAGTGCTGTAATTTGAATTACAGAACCAACAATCCCACCTGTAGTTGTTCCATTCATAGAAAGTACATCATTTGCTGCTGCTGGAAAGAAAGCTTTTTTAGCTCCATCATCAACAGCAATCATAGCTGCACCTGTGAACTTATCAGTTCCGTCAGTTATGATTTGAACATCAGTTGCAAGTGTATCAATATAAAAAGTGAAAGTTGCACCAATGTTATTTAAGTTATTATAGTCAGTATCACCTGCAGTTGCACCATTAGCATTAGTATTAATACTTGGTAATGCATAAATTCCATCTGCATCTTGTGATATTAACAATCTTCCCGCGTGATCAGCTACAGTTAGTGGTAAACCAGCTGCTCCTAAACCAGTTGAGTTAATTGCTTTTGACATACCGGGTCCAAAACCTATAAAGCCATTTTTAGAAATGACCGGTCCTGAAAAGGTTGTATTAGCCATGATTGTTCTCCTAGTTAATTCCACATAGTCTCTAGGCCGTCGACTATACTGCGTCTATGTAGAAAATTAATATATGTATAGTGATAATTTTATACACTACTTTTTAGTAGAGTGCAAGAGAGCCTGTAATGTGGAGTGGATTTTTTCCAACGATGTAGCTTTTTATTAAGTAGCTACTGAAACTGTAGGAGCGACTGCCTCAACTTTATTCTGCAGATGTGCTTGTTTAGCTTCTGCTTTTTTAATATGCTGAACGATCTTTTTTACTTCGTCGTCGATCCTCACCATATCAAGAGTATATCTACCCTCGTTAAGATGCTCTTGCTCCCATTTGAGATCCAGTAACTTTTTCTTGTTGTAAAGTTCCTGGATGTGTGGTTGCATCGTCATTTATAACCTCCTCATAGGTTATTCTATATTTATCAGAGGCGTATACATTGTCTCCGACATATTCCCATTTTATAACATTTTCTCCTAGTTTGTCAACTATGGCCTGTTCAAGGGAAATAGCATCATCATTAGATGATACTTCAAATTTTGCGTAATGATCGTAAGCGAATATTGTAACTGTGAATTTTTTCATAAGTTTATTATGTTACTTTCTAAATGAGGCGGAACTATGTCCGCCTCAAATATTCTAATTAGTGATTAAACACCTTCAACACCGAAGATACCTCTATAGTCAGAAACTCCAAAAGAGTATCTTTCTCTAGCTTTGTATCTTACGTTACCAGTATCAAAGTCACCTTCCATAGCCGTTTTAATCGGCGCTCTGTCAAAGTACTTCATACCATTTGGCACGTCAGTAATGATGTAAAACGCATCTGGGTCAGTTAAGAAATTGTTCACTCTGTAACCTTGAGGAACCATTCCCATTGACGCAATAGCGTTAATGTCATTATCTGCAGTTCCAGTTCTACCTTGAGACTTCATAAGTCTTTCAGCATTAAACTGGTTTTCACTAGGTACAATCATTTTAACACCTCTTGCAGCAATTTTCAGACCTCTTTCGTCTGTCATTGCAGCAATGTCGATTAAAGATTGCTCTAATGATGTTTCATTTAAGTCAGCTTGTACTGCTAAAGTATTACTAACAGTTCCCGCAATTGTAGGGTGAGCTGTGTTAAATAAACTAACACCGTCACCTGAATTGAAGTTATTGTTAGTTGGTAAACCTTGAATTAAAGGTACCACCGACTTAACTTGTTTAGTGTTCGCCATAGATCTAGCAAGTGCTTTAGTATATCTAGACGCAAGTCTGTCATACAGGTTGTCCTCGATCGCTTCTTCAGTGATCGCGAATGCAAGTGCAACAGTCTCGTGAGTGTATCTAGCAGTAAAAGTCTCTTGAGCATTGTCAAAAGCTACGCCAGAACCCTCAGGTTTAACTGAAGCATTTGCGAAACCTGATAACATAACTTCTTCTTCAAACGCTCTGTCTGAAGATTCTGTCGTGTAGATTTCAGCATGCTGATTCTCATAACGTTTATATTCCAGGCCGAATAAAGCATTCAAACCTGGCTCTAGTTCTTTAACTAGTTGTCCTCGTGATATCGCCATAGTTATTCTCCTTTATTAGATACCTGCGGTTTGTTTCAAGAAGTGTTCGTTAATAGTAACAATTAAGTTCGTATTAGCTGAACCTAATTCATTATTATCGATTTCTTTTGACGCACCGATTATTTTTAGTTGAGCAGTTGCCGCAGCCATTGTTCCAGAAATTTCTACACCTGAAACAAAGTTTGGTGAACTACCTGCCGCATACACTATATCTGCACAGTTACCAATATTGGTTTGCGCAGGTGTACCAGCACTTTGTATTTCAAACCTTTGATACGGATCATCAGATACAAAACCGATAATATCGGTTGCAGTGTTACCTGCATTCAAATGATTCGCATAAGTAGGTTTGCTTGTTGTTGCATCAGTAAAGAAAACACCAGTAAGTGATCCGATTAACACATCGCCTGCTGCAGCCACAGTAATTGTACCTGTGTCTGCCATCTCAACTGGATCATTAAAATAAATCGCAGTTGCGGATGCAGCTATTGAGTATTCAGATAAACCTTGGTTGTCTCTATTCTGACCAACTTTTCCACTCGGTCTTAGACCGAATGCGCTATCTTGATTAGCCATAGTTGTGTCCTCCTTATAGACATTTTATTAGTTTATCCGGCGGTTAGGAATTGTTAAAAAATTAACCCTTCTTCGAGCCACCGAAAGTTACACGAGTCTGTCTATCAATATTGATAGGCATACTTGGGTGCTGTTCCTTCATAAGATCGTTATCTACTGCATCAACGTTATCTTCAGCCTGCTTTCTATAGTAGTCTGCTCGTTGTTGCGCAATCTCTTCCGGTACCCTTGCTAGCACAAGGCCACCAACTCCGATCACTCCCTTATATTTACCATCGTCCACAATTGGAAATTCTGAGTCTGGATATTCATCAGCTCTCACTAACTCGTATCCTGATCTAATTCTTCCAGAAACATTCTTAGTGTCTTGGAATCCCATAGATTCAACTCTTATCCATCTGTGAATAAATCCTGTTGGCGCAGGGGGTGCATCTAAACTTGATGGTGGAGTCCAAACTTTTTTATGAGCTGTTTTTTCTCTAGTTTGACTCGCACGCGAGGTTCTTTTATCGTTATTATCTTCCATATGCTTATACCTCCTTCGTGATATTTAATTGTTTCGCATACTCTTCGAGTGGCACACCTAATTTTTTAGCAATTGCTACCTGTGATGGTGTGAGCCTCACAGTTTTGCGACCAGTTTTTGTACTTCTTTTTGCAGATGCAACTGTCTGTACAGGTTTAGCCGTTTCCGTAGGTTCTATTTTAGCGAATTTATGAGGAAATTCAAGTCTTATTCTTTTATCTATTTCAGAATAATACTCTTCGCTAGATGGATCAAAACCCTCTTGTTCAGTCAATTTCTTGTGAAGATCAAAGGCAGTATAAGTCATAGCTGAATCTTGACCAAACCATGAGTTTTTTTGGGCCCATTGTTCAGCTTTTGGATCAGGTGTACCTGTCGCCGCTTGTTGTCTTTGTTGTAAATTAACTTGAGGTTGTTGAACTTCTGTTTCTTTTTTCTTTGCATACAACTCTTGTTCAGCTTTTGCTTCAGTGAATCTAGCTCGTTTATATGCATATTCAGAAATTAAAGATTGAGCCTCTACTTCAGCATTAATATCTCCAGCTTCTCTTGCTGCAGCTAGTTTTGCTTTTGCAGACTCTAGTCCAGATGTAATAGAATCTTCCGTAGTTTTTAATAAACTTGGTTCCATCCTAGATATCTTTTGTTCTGCTTTTTCTTTTTCAGTTAAAACTGATTTAGCAAAAACTAAAGCTTCATCTTTTTGACGTTCTGCTTCTCTCCATTTTTTAGTCAGTTTAGCTATTCTTTTTTGAACGCTATCTGAATAATCTTGAAGCTCATCTTTTTTTGGCTCTTCAGAAACATTTTCTTCTAATTTAATCTCACGTTCATTTTCATGAGTTTTATCTTCAGGTACTGTTTCATCTACAACAGGTCTTACTGTTGGTTCTTCTTTTACTTCAGGTTGTTCAATTTCAGCTGAGTCTTTTTCTTCAGCTATATCGACGTCCATTGCTGGCCCTGATGTATCGATATCGACTTTATTATTTTCTAAGTCAGGCATAGTTTCCTCCCAGTGTTACTATGATTAATATTGATGAAGTATATCTTCGGGTTTATCGATGGTTGCTAAAACTTCATCATCATTTAGCAATCTTACTTCCCCACCATCTATCTGTATTCTTGATCCAGCGTATCTTGCAAAAATTACCCAGTCACCTTTTTTACACCAAGCACCTTCCGGAAATTTTTCTTTATCATAACAATGTGGTCCCATTTCAAGAACTAAACCACATGTAGAACCTACTTGTTGTCTTTCCAAAGTATCTTGTCCTAGATATAATCCACCTTTAGTTTTTTCTGGCATTTTAAATGGTAAAACTAAAAGTCTCCATCCAGTAGGTTTAGGTAATTTACTTGATTCTTTTTTCTTTAGACGTTCATAACCATCTAATTCTTTTTTATGATCTTCTTCGTATTTATCTAATAAAGCTGATTTAACTTTTGGGGCTTCCAAAGTCGACGACGTTTTCTGGTCTTTCAGTATCATTTTTTTTCTCCTTCTTAGGGTTTAGCAGGGATGATATCTCCTGTGATATTCTTAAATAGGCATGTGCCTGTCCCATCATATACTTGTATTTTTCCATATTGTCAATACCACCACCAATCATGTTATCACCAATATTTACATAAGACTCTTTTAAGAATTTTTGTAGTTTATTTAATATTACTAGCTCTTCGTTTTGCATCGTGCTTTCTCCTTTTATTTAATAATTTTAATCTTATACTCCAACACCATTCTGTCATTTTGATAATATAAGTTTCTACAAAAGAAACTGCATTATCTAAAAAACCACAAAATCTATATATTAATCTATCTAACACTTCCAACGTCTTCTTGCTTGTCTGATTCTAGAATTAGGATCATTTCTTGTTTTAGCAGAAGATCGTTTAAGTTGTCCAAGAGATCTTGCACAGTATGACTTTCTACGGTTTGCAGCTTTTGATCCGGGTTTTACTTTTCCTGTTACTGCTGTTTTTAATTTTGATCCAGGATTAGCTCTTCTATATGCTCTTACACCTTTAGCTGTCATTCCAGCACCTGATTTAGTTGGTCTGTAATTTGCTCCTGGGCCTTTTGTTGTTTTTCTAATAACCATTATTTTTTCTTTACAAATGTTTTAACATTAGTTGGTTTTCCTCCAGGATTACCTGCAGCTCTTTTTCGTCTGACAGCAGAGGCCTTTTGCCCTTTTGTCATCCGTGTGGCTTTTGCAAGTGGTACGCATTTTGGATATTTCCTCTTGCTCCCCTTGCTTCTTCCGCATGGTTGATACTTGCCGTCCTTCTTCGGTGCTCCAATGTCTACCCATTTCTCTGATACCCATTTTCTTAAACCACCTTCTGAATAATAACTACGCACAGCTCGTTCTCTTACGTCTTGCAAGTCCACCGCTTCGTGCACTAAAAATTCTACCTCTTTTTTCAGCTTCTTTAAATTTTTTAAACTCTTTTACTGGAATCTCTGGTGTCTTCCCACCTTTGATTGGACCTGTTTTATTTTTAGGTTTTACCATCGTTTTTTGTTCATCAAAGTATCCACCATTACCAGCTTTTTTTCTACTTCCTTTTTTACCACCAGGTGTAATTTTACCTGAGCAAACTCCTGATGCATACATGTTAGCGTACGCCGAAGGGTATACTTTAAATTTTCTCTTGGCAGCTGCTTTGCCTTTTGCACAAAGTTTAGCCATTACGCAATACCTGTTGCTTTTTTCATCATTGACTTAGATTTTTTCTTTTTACCTTTAGACATTAAAATTTTCTTTTTTAATTCTGGCGGTAAAGTTTGTTGTGCCTTAGTTAAAGTTGGGCCACCTTTATTATAAAAATTTCTCATTATTTTTTTCCTCCTCTAAATATTTGTGTTCCTTTTATACCATAAATTGACGCCACGACAAGGATCCATAAATTAGTGAACCATGATGGAAGCGATTGAAAATGTTCAAAGAAAACTTTTATTTTGTCCATCGCCTGTGCGTCGTCAGAAAAGACTCCATACGCCAAAACTAGAATGGGCAGTGTCAATATTACAAGAACCGCCTCGTCCTTATAATCTGATTGTCTTGCTTCTAGCAATTTACCTTGGTAAGCTTCCTCACCTCGAGCTTGACGCTCTGCATGTAGCAGTTGTGCATTAGACATTGCTATTTTTGCTTTTTGTTTATTAG